GAAGATTCGTATCTCGATCTCATTGGATATGCCGCTATCTTGGGTCGATGCAGATTTTCTACACCAGAAGATTGGGACGACATTGAGTCTGACTCGCAATCATAATAGCAATCAATACTGCGACTACTGCAAATATCGCTGGGGACAAAATAAGAATGGCTGGGATTTAAGAGCTACAACACCAGCAGTCTGGAAAGTCCAAAGCGAGACACCGCTTCGAAAAGCGCAGGTTAGGTTCTATTGCCAGCCTTGCGCCGATGATGCACAGAACTGGCCAGATGGCACATTTTACTCATTGAAAGAACAGTTAGAAGATGCGATAAATGATTTCGCAGGGAGAGAGAAGTTAGATGTCGAATTACCTAGATGATTATGTGAGTGTTCAAGACCGATTAAAGGAGTTTATAAATGCTTATCCAGATTATAGAATCAAGACTCATATCTTGGCGGAGTCGCTTGTGGCTAATTGCGATGTCTATATCATTAAAACTGAGCTATATCGCACTGAAGCTGACACACATCCTTGGACTACAGGTTTATCCAGTGAGTCTAAATCCAAGCAATATGCACTGGAGCTTGCGGAAACTGGATCGTTGGGACGCGCACTTAACCTCGCTGGATACTTCGCTAAGACTAAACAAAGCCCAAAGAAGGCAATTGAAACGACTAAGCCAGCTCTTGCGGAATTCATAAAAGAACAGCGCCCTAATGACCCTGAACCAATCGTCTGGGATGTAACTGCAATAGCAGACCAATTAGGTGCTGAGATAATTGATGAAATCCCATTATGTTCTGGTGGAGATGGACCAATGGTCTTAAAGACTGGCACAAAGGAAGGCAAGGAATATAGGGGTTGGGTTTGTCCTACGCCTAAGTCTGGCCATCCTGCTAAGTGGATGAGAGTTGGTTCAGATGGGCATTGGGTCTTTCAGAAATGATTAAAGATGCACACCCTTTCCCTTGCAGTAATTGCAAGCTAGTTACTCCGCATATCGAATTAAAGCGGTTTAACACTGAGGATGTCGCAGAAGCGCCTGAGGAAGTATGGTTGGTTGAGTGCCAGCGATGCTTCCTTCAGCGCATCATTTATCCATCTGATCGCGTAGCTAGTAAAGAGGACGATATTGTGCGGTGTGAGCAATGCGGTGGATGGAAGATGAAATCGGGTAAGTGTCGAGTATGTCGATTAGCAGCTGGTTTCGAGAAAATCAGCGTAAAATACTGGACAGGAAACTCAACTATGGAAAGGCCCTACGATGAGCAAGCCCCACTCTATTAAATATATCCGTCAATTAATGGAGTGGGGATTTGATAAAGAGTTTATCGCCAAGGATTGTGGTATCAATCTGGCATCACTAGAGACCAGATTAAGAAGGCAAGAAGAAAGGGAGCGCAATGGGAATCAAAGAACTGAGCCTAGAACTGGCAGCGGTAAGTCTGATAGCTGATGAGGCTAAGAAGGCCAAGGATAGGCTAAGAGCTGCACTACAGACAGAGATGGACAAGATAGGTGCAGACAGAGTAAAGGCTGAATATGGTGATGATGTTATTGCTTATGTGACTACCAGTAAGCCTAAGTTCAAATGGGTAATCAAGAATGAACGAGAATTCGTTAAATGGGTAAAAAGCAATATATCTAGCGAGATAGTAGAGACAGTAAGAGAATCATCAATTGATGCGATATTAGATAAGTTCCATTACATAAATGGCGATGATGTTATTGATCCAAATGGTGAAAGAGTTGAATGGCTAGAAGGCACAATAGCTGAGCCGTATCTGGTTACTAAGTTCCATAGTGATGGCAGGGAAAGGCTGAAAGACGCCTTTCAATCAGGCCAGTTAGAGTTTAAGAAGATATGGGAGTTAGAGTGAAAGATGACATATACCCAATATGGAGAGATATAGATAATCATATGGATATGCCTGATGGGGTTGATTTCTAGTAAATACTAATAAAACTTGTCCATATAGTGAGATAAGGAGTAAGTCAATGCGTAAGATATTTGACAGAGGCATTACCATAACGCCAAAGCGCGGGCGCATAGCTGGCCCTTCAGCGAAGGTTAGGACAGCCTATTGCCTTTCGCTGATGCTACTGGCCTTACAGGCTATATCTATACAATCATCAAAAGCAGATATGAATCTAAAGCTTTATGCTTACAATAAATTAGATTGGCAAGAGTTTCAATGTTATAACTGGTTAATCCATAAAGAAAGTAGATGGAATCCAAAGGCTCGTAATGGCTCACATTATGGGCTTGGTCAGATGCGTTCTACTTGGTATAGAGACCTCAGCCCGAGGCAGCAGATAGATGCACATATCAAATACATAAGACATAGATATAAATGCGCTTGCGATGCATTGCAACACTTAGAGACTAAGGGCTGGCATTGAGCAGACGCTATAACTCCAGCTACTATCAAAAGACAAGACTTCAAGTGCTTCAAAGAGATTACAACACCTGTCATTACTGCGGCCTTGAAGCCAATACAGTTGATCATCTAATACCTATAAGCAAGGGTGGCACTGATGAAGCTTCTAATATGGTGGCTTGCTGCACTCAATGCAATAGTTCTAAGCGCGATCGTATGACCCCCACCTTTTTTGAGCGCGCCAGCAGACCCACGACCCCCATTGGGAAGATTTTCCCTGAAAATGGCTCGGCTAGGCACTATTCAGAATGAAAGAGATTGCTCTGGCTGAATTGGGTGAGATTGTCCGAATTAGGGACGAATCGACTTACCGAGGTGTGCCAGAACCCAGAATCCACACTAAACTCAATGATTACCCCTCATATGGCGAGCAAATGATTAAATTCTGCGAGGAAATTGGCTTTACTTTGATGCCTTGGCAACAATGGCTGGCTCACCATACTTTAAAATACAAACCTGATGGCCGATGGGCTCATCCAGTAGTCACCTTGCTATGCGCTCGGCAACAGGGTAAATCAACCTTTATGGCGCTTCAAATCTTATTTAGAATCTATGTTTTAAAGGAAAAGCTGCAAGTTCATACGGCTCATAAGCTAACTACTTCAGCGGAGCTATTCTATAAAATCTATGGAATTATTGAACAGAATCCAAGGCTAGCTGCTGAATTTACTAAGAAACTGGAAAGCAAGGGATTTCAAGAGCTTCAATTTACTGAAGGTCGCCGATATATCGTCCGAGCCAATAACTCGGCTGGTAGAGGCATTGCAGCCCCTGAAACGATACACCTAGACGAAGCTAGAGAGTATAAAGATGAGGATGTCTGGTCTGCCTTGCGATATACGCAAATGGCTTCAGCAAATCCTCAAATATGGGTTTATTCAAATGCTGGAGATCAACACAGCATAGTTTTAAATAAACTTAGGGAAAGAGCTATGGCTGCCATTTTCGGTGGCAACGATGATATTGGTTGGTTTGAATGGTCAGCTCCTATTGGTATTAAATTCGATAATTCACCAGCCTTCTGGCTGGGTGTCTGCCAAGCAAATCCGTCACTTGGCATAACAGTTCATCCAGATAATATCCGAGCCGTATTGTCAGACCCCGAGGATATTGTGCGCACAGAAGTCTTATGTCAATGGGTCGATACGATAAACCCAGTTATCAATCCGTCTCAGTGGGAGAGTTGCAAAGTTGAGGGACTTCGACTCAACCCTGAATCTGATACTTGGTTGGCTATTGATTTAAGCCCTAGTAGAAAAGAAGCGGCGCTAGTTGCTAGCCAAAGACTTGAGGGCGATAAGTTCCAAGTCATATTGCTTCAGACTTGGCATAACCCTGCCAATCTAGACGATAAAGCAATGGCTAATGATGTAGCAGAATGGGTGCGAAAGTATCCAGTTCAGCTGGTTGCCTATTCAGCCAGAACCGCATCGGCAGTAGCTGCGCGATTAGCTCCTGCTGGTATTAGGGTTGAGCCGATAGATGGCCTTGACTATGCACAAAGCTGCGATGAGTTACTGGGAGCAATCTCATCTCAGCGGTTGGCTCACTCGGGACAAGATGAGCTAACAAAGCAATGCCTATCCGCCGTCAAGCTACCCTTTGGAGACGGCGGCTGGGTAATGGGTCGCAAGGTAAGTAATACGACAATTTGCGGAGCAATTGCTTCAGCTTTAGCGACACACTACGCAACCAAGTCTGAAACTGGCGTAGATATTCAAATAGTGTAAGTCCGCTCGCCTACAATGTAAGCAATGGGTGCTATAAGAGATTTTCTATTTCCACAGGTGCAAGCTGCTAAGCCAGGAATCGTAACTGATGTCCAAGCTGCTATGACACCAGTCCAAATTGCTGATTCCGTTTATAACATACTTGGCGGTTCAACAAATACAACTCGCGCATTGGCTATGTCCGTTCCATCAGTAGCTCGCGCAAGAAATATTATCTGCGGAACTATCGGCTCATTACCTTTAACAACTTTCAATCGTATTACTGGCCAGTATGTTGATCCACACAGAGTAATAAATCAGCCAGACCCAAGAGTTGCAGGATTCGTAATCTATTGCTGGCTTGCAGAAGATATCTGGCTATATGGCGCTGGTTATGGTCAAGTGCTTGAGATGTATAGCGCAACCGATGGCGGACGCGTCAGAGCTTGGACTCGCGTAAGTCCAGACCGCGTTACAGTTGATACAGATTTCCTCAATACCACAATTACTGGCTACAAAGTTGATGGTAAAGCAGTTCCGCTTAGTGGCGTAGGTTCAATTATAAGATTTGATGGCGGCGATGAAGGCTTCTTGCATCGCGCTGGTAAGACAGTAGCTGCAGCAGTTTATCTTGAGAACGCAGCAGTTAATTATGCTAAAGAGCCAGCACCTTCAATGGTATTGAAATCAAATGGCACTAATCTAACTGCCGAAAGAATTTCATCCTTGCTAACTGCTTGGAAAACTGCTCGCCAATCTCGCTCAACAGCATTTCTAAATGCAGATGTAGAATTACAGCAATTTGGTTTTGATCCTAAATCAATGCAACTTGCAGAGGCGCGTCAATATGTAGCACTAGAATTAGCTCGGGCCTGTGGAATACCTGCCTACTTCTTGAGCGCCGAAACGACTTCTATGACTTACTCAAACGCGGTGTCCGAGCGGCGCTCATTAGTAGATTTCTCACTTCGCCCAATACTTAAGGCAATTGAGGAACGCCTATCATTGCCGGACTTCACACCTAATCCAGTAATGACGCGCTTTGCACTTGATGACTTCCTGCGCGGTAACGCGCTAGAGAGAGCTCAAGTTTATGAAATCCTAAACCGCATTGGCGCGATGAGCGTTGAGCAAATTCAACGAGAGGAAGATTTGATTCCAAATGAAAGTTAATATCCCAATGGTCGTTACAGCGGCCGACACAATTAAGCGCACCATAACTGGAACTATTGTGACTTGGAATGAGCAAGGCAATACTTCAGTTGGCCCAACAGTCTTTGTAGCTGATTCAATCGAAATGAAGCCAGTTAAGTTGCTTCTTGAGCACGACCGCACTCGGCCAATCGGCAAGATGGTCTCTCACAATGTAACTAAGTCTGGCATCGAAGCTACTTTTAAGATTGCCAATACTATGGCTGGAGAAGATGCCCTAGTTGAAGCAACTGAAGGCTTGCGCGATGGATTTAGCGTTGGAGCCCAGATAAACGAATGGACAAACAACAAAGGCATTATGCAGATTACCTCAGCAACCCTAGATGAAGTATCTCTAGTTACTGATCCTGCAATTGATTCTGCTCGCGTAAGCGAAGTAGCAGCTTCAGAAAATGAAGCACCAAAAGAAGATTCTGATTTAGCAACCGCTGACTCAGAGAACCCAAACGAAGGAGACCAAGTGTCTGACACTACTGCTCCTGCTCCTGCCGTTGAAGAAGCGGTTGAAGCAGCTAAAGCAAATATGGTTGAGGCGTCTCGCCCAGCCTTTTACACAGCACCTCGCCTTGAATTCACCAAGGCAAAATATCTTGAGAATAGCGTCCGCGCTAAACTAGGTGATGACACCGCTCGCCAGTATGTTATGGCAGCAGATGACACCACTTCAAATAACGCTGGCTTAATTCCAACCCGTCAGCTAACAGAGATTGTAAATCCTCTCTCAAATGCTGATCGTCCAACGATTGATGCAATTT